CCCCATCTACGATAAGGAGGTCGTGCCGGTACTCTGATAAACCTTCTCAGTTGAGAGAGCCAAAATGTCTCTCGTGAGAACAGAGTGTTATAGTATAGACTTTAACAAGTAGGTCCTATGTTAATAGGATTGAAAAGGTTAAGGTACCTTACTCTAACTTTAAAGCAATAGCTTTTAAGCCCGTGGTGTCGTCCCTATATCCCAAACATCGAGATTTTACAATTAATAAAAATGAAAAATATTTTTTCCAAATTTACAAATAATAAAATCTTGGCGTCCAAGATGCTAGGAAGTCCCGAGAAGATTACTAAATCTCTCGAGTACTTCATTAGTCAGAAAATTAAAACCATTAATGGTCAGATTCTCCGAAAGGGGAGTCGCGAGCTCATTGGTATATTGTTAAAATATGTCCGAGGAGTTCGCCCTCGATCGTCCAAATCTGTCGTGAGACAGGTGGCAGGCTTTGTCTTCTTTTGTAAAAAGATGGCAATGCATAATGGGCTTAAAGGTTTAGTTTTATACCTTAAAGCTAGTCAAGTTATCCTCCAACAGTGTGTTGGAGGATTCAGGGTCCATGACTTGGGAGAATTAAAGGTGAGACCTTCCCGTAATCGGGCAGGCGTTCCTTTAATTATACCTGCTGGTGTGAGGGTTTTAATTACTCGGGATAGAGATGTCCCGACAATTAAACTTTGAATGACTTTGCTTGGTCTTTATAGAATTTTAGATTTCAGAGGAGTTCTCTCCTTTGATACTATTGTTCAAAAAGGGGTCAAGTTAAGTAAATCATTTACGACAGAGTGAGAAGATTATTTATCCAATCACTTTGTGCCTAACCTAAAGCATGAATTTGGCAATCTCCCAAAGCTAAAGAAAGGATCTGTATACCCAATCCTTAAGACTGGTCCAACCTCTCCTACACAGGAATCCGAAGCGGATTCTACGAAGGATATAAAGTTGGCTAATAGCCATGCTGCTGCCTTAATAACAGCCGCAAGACTATTAATCAAGTCGAAGCCACTGATGGCTTCGTTTGAACAAGTAAGTAAGGAATTGGGATTCCCATCTCTCATTGCGAGAGTGAGGACTGTAGCGATGGCGGAACCAATTTATGATTGAGCAGGATTGCCCTTTACTAATATTAGTAAGTGGTTCCTTGCTTCCAATATTAAAACATTGGATGGTCATTTTCCTAAAGAATCTTTAGCCAAAGGGCTAGAGAAGGAATTTGATCATAAATCTCAATGATCTCTTAAATTAGAGTTAGAGAGAAATCATAAGAAGACCTATCATTTTCTTGGTAAGTTAGGGCTTAAACCCGAACCTGCTGGGAAAATTAGGGTCTTTGCTATGGTAGACGCCTGAACTCAATGATTGTTAGCACCTCTCCATAAGTGAATCTTCTCTATTTTAGAGAGGATCCCTCAGGATGGTACTTTCGATCAATTGAGTCCCATTAAAGACTTACAAGCAAAATATGCCCATAGTCCTAAAAATAGGACATTTGGGTCCATAGATTTATCAGCGGCTACAGATCGTCTACCTATTAGCCTTCAAATGATTGTTTTGAAACAATTATTGAAAGGGATAGTTCCAGATTCTGCATCATTCGCGAAGAATTGAGCAGATTTACTGGTTAAAAGACCATATGAAGTTTCGTTGAAAAATCCAGGACTAAAAGAGAAGGCCCATATTCCCAAGAAGGTTATTGAGAAATACCCTAAATTGGGGGGGTCTCCACTAGTATATTATGCAGTAGGTCAGCCAATGGGCGCACTTTCCTCGTGAGCTATGTTAGCAATTACTCATCATGCGATGATGCAATTTGCTTATTATAAGGCCACTGGGAAGACAGATTGATTCCGCGATTATGGCGTCCTAGGAGACGATGGGGCCATCGCCAATGGAAAAGTGATAACCGCTTACCGCGAGCTCCTCGCCCAAATAGGGGTGAAAGCTGGGTTAGCGAAATCTATATTAGCGAAGTCTAAGTTTGTAATAGAGTTTGCGAAGAAATTCTTCGTGGACGATATTCAAGCCAATATGCTCCCTATAAGAGAGTGTATTGCGACTTCCGCTTCTACAGGTCTTGTTTTAGAATTTGCTCGTAAATACGAGTTAAACCTGAATCAAGTATTATCTTTCGTGGGTTATGGTTACAAAGCTAAAATGAGAGCTGTTCACAGTTCTTATTGAAACCTTAGTAACCGTCTCCGCGTTCTCCTTGTTTGATTATCTCATCCAACTAGCCCTTTAGGGAGATCATCTTATTTAGAATGATTATCCCAAAAGAGCTGGTCGGATTTACACAAACCGTCTCCAAAGGCTCTACATTTAATCCGTATTAAAGTCGTGGATTTATGTCTATATAAAATAGATAAAATCTTAGAACTCTATAAGGATTATTTAGAATCCATTGTTCGTACAGTGGATAACCATATGGATAAAAGCTATCCTATTAGTATAACCGCCTTGATTTCTTCGAGTTCTAGCGATTTAGGGTATCAGCGTAATGCTATACCTTGAAGAGCTGTTGTGAACCCGGATTTATCAAATGACCCCAATCAAGAATTTGAATTCTTGACAGGTGGTATGTCAGTTCATAATTACCGCTTCCAGCAATTAAAGAAGGTCCAATTAGGAATACCTTTTTCTGAGGTACAATCCTTTATGGATATTCTTCCTATTATCTACGACGCCCGATTAGGGGACGAAGAGAAGATAGAATTATTGTTAGATTGGTATTATAAGCCAGACAGCGTGACATCTAATATCGCTAAGGAATTTTGGGGAAGTCATAAGGAGGAGCTTCGGCCTTTCCATGAGTTCTCTGAAATTTTCAGACTCTGAAAAGACTTGACTAAACCAATATGAAAGGAGTATTATATTAGTATTAATGATTTAACGAAATTGAAGAATTTTGAAGAACCATTAATGCCGGTTAATACTCTGGACCTGCCTGATCGAGGTCCATTAGAAGGGTCAGCGACTACGTATCTACAATCTCTGAAAAGTTTAAAGTGAATACTTTTTGCAGTAAAGATCTGCTTAATGATATTCAATTTTGTTTTAGAGTTATTAATAGCGGCATTCCTAATGTTTTT